CGTACCAGAAAAACCCGAAGCTGTAACACCACAGAAAAATATGAGGGCTATTTTAACTGAAAAAATTGAGAATATTATTGAGAATGGCGGCGAAGCAACCGTCAGTGGAGTAAATGTATCTGATTTTAGCTTTGTTCATGGCAAGTATCGTAGAAGCCATAGGCACACGGTTAATATCAGCTTAGAGGGCGATACTGTAAAGATCGTTAATCTAGTAAATAATGGCAAAAAAGAAACAAGTACCGAACTATAAAGTAATTAAAGATACAAGAGAACAGGATGGCTGGTTTTTCTCAGAGTATGATAAATGTGACGGTATGGAGATTGGTACTTTACATACTGGCGATTATACTCTGAGGGGCTTTGAAGAGGTTGTATGTATCGAAAGAAAAGCGTGTGCTTCAGAAATAGCTATGAACTTAGGTAAAAAGAAGGGTGCTTTTAATGCGGAAATGGAAAGGATGAGAGATTTTCCTTTTTCGTTTCTTGTGTGCGAATTTGATATGGCTGATGTTTTGAGATATCCAGAAGGATCGCGTGTACCATCAAAGTTAAGGTCGCAGGTTAAGGTCACGGGTAAGTATTTATTAAAGTGCCTGCTGGAGTTTCAAATCTGGTATGATACCAAAATTATTTTTGCTGGCAATAAAAATAATGCTTTCTTGGTTTGTAATAGCATTTTCAAAAGGCTCAACGAACTATTTCACAAGGAAGAAGAAAATGAAGAAGCTACCTAGTTCTGTCTATGTCATGGGGCATAAATACCTAATATTAGAAATGTCCCACAAGGTCTTCGAAGATACAGACGCTTATGGAGATTGTTCTGACGATAAAAGAAGAATACGTGTTTATTGCGATACCTCCCCAGCAATAATAAGAGACACACTTTTACATGAGACCCTACATGCGGCTTGGCACATTCTGGGATTTTCAAAGGGTGAAGAGGAAGAGAGAATTGTAAATTCGTTATCAACGCTGCTAATAGGACTAATAGATGACCCAAGGAACAAAGAAGTCATAGACTTCATTTTCGACAAGAATGAACAATCAACAAATACTAGATGATGCTTGGCTAGGAATAGCTGTAGATGAAGATAAGCTATTTAACCCTATGGATTTCGTCATTGACAGTTCTGATAATGACGATCTACTAGAAAGAATAGCTTGGCTCATGATGAGACCAGAATACTTTTCTTTTGCATGTAAGTATATACTTAACATTGAATTATCTCCTTTTCAAGCTCTTATCTTGTATGAACTTTGGAATAGAAAATTTCCAATGTTAATTGGTAGCCGAGGCATGGGTAAATCTTTCATTCTCTCTGTTTACCCATTGCTTCGTGCTTTATTTATGCCAAGAAGAAAAGTTATTGTTGTTGGTGCGGCGTTTAGACAGTCAAAAGTTTTGTTTGAGTATATGGATACCATTTGGAAAAACGCGCCTATACTTAGGGATTTGTGCGATAATAATAGTGGACCAAGGCGAGATGTTGATAGATGTGTCATGCATATAAATCATAGTACAATCACATGTCTACCACTTGGTGACGGATCAAAGATTAGAGGTCAACGAGCTAACGATATTATTGCTGACGAATTTGCGTCTATACCAAGAGATATCTTTGAAAATGTTGTTGCTGGTTTCGCGGCTGTTTCCGCTTCACCAATTGATAAAGTAAAACAAAGAGCAAAGGCAAAGAAGGCTATTGAACTAGGTATAAACATTGAAGAAGAAGTTAAAGAATTCAACGAAAAGTCTAATCAGATAGTTTTGTCTGGCACGGCATATTATGACTTCAATCACTTTTCAGACTACTGGAAAAGATATAAATCTATCGTAAATAGTAAGGGCGATCCAAACTTATTGAAAGATGTATTTGGTGAACTGCCATCACCGGAATTTGATTGGACAGAATATTCAATTATACGTATGCCTGTAGATAAGTTACCATCTGGCTTTATGGATGAAGGGCAGATAGCAAGAGCGAAGGCCACAATACATTCCGGTATTTACAATATGGAATATGGGGCTTGTTTTACAACAGATAGTCAAGGGTTTTTCAAGAGAAGCCTATTAGAAGCCTGCACAGCGTCCATGACTAATCCAATATCTTTGCCGTCTGGCGATATTCATTTTGGTGCGATGCTAAGGGGTAACAAAGACAAGAAGTATATCTTTGGTGTTGACCCCGCTTCTGAAGTAGATAACTTTAGCATTGTTGTTATTGAGCTTAACGAGGATCATAGAAGAATAGTTTATGCTTGGACCACAACAAGGCAGCAGCATAAGAATAAAGTTAGGTCGATGATTACAGATGAAGAAGACTTCTACTCCTATTGCGCCAAAAAGATCAGAGCTTTAATGAAAGTCTTTCCGTGTGTTGAAATAGCAATTGACGCTCAGGGTGGCGGTATAGCCGTTATGGAGGCTTTACACGATAAAGACAAGATATCAGAAGGCGAGGTTGCTCTTTGGCCTATAATCGAAGAAGACAAGCCTAAAGACACTGACGACAATAAGGGCTTACATATTATTAGACCATGCCAATTTGCAAGGGCCGATTGGCTAGCCCAAGCTAATCACGGCATGAGAAAAGATTTTGAAGATAAGATTTTATTGTTCCCATTCTTTGACTCTGCAAGCATAGGCTTATCAATAGAAGAAGACAAGATGGCTAATAGAGTTTATGATACGCTTGAAGATTGTGTTATGGAGATTGAAGAACTAAAAGATGAGCTGTCAATGATTGTTATGACACAAACATCAACAGGCAGAGAGAGGTGGGATACTCCAGAGATTAAAGTGGCCGCAGGAAAAAAAAGCAGATTAAGAAAAGATAGATATTCGGCTCTTTTAATTGCTAACATGTCTGCCCGTGCTTTTTCCATAGAAAAAAACATAATAGAGTATGGAGCTATTGGCGGTTTCGCAACATCTAACAGATCTTCCGGTGACGACAAGATGTTTTATGGTCCAGCTTGGTTTACGGAAAAAGCCAAAAATATCTACTAATTGTGTACCATACAATATGATCGCATTATCAATACAATTAAACGGAGATCAATACTAATGTCAAAAGAACCCCTATATCTTACTTGGGAAAGCGACTCACAAAAACAACAGGCTTACAATCAAACAGGAAGTAATATTGATGCTTATGATGGGGTTCAGAAGGCCGTAGCCTATGGTAGACGCACAAGCTATATTGATGTTGAGCCTAACCGTTCAGTAAGAACGAGCTTTCTCCGTGAAGACTACGATAATTTTAGACCCGGAGAACACATCTCTAATTATCAAAAGCGCATCATTAAGATGTGTATGCAGGCTTATGATAAAGTTGGCATCATTAGGAATGTTATCGACCTTATGAGTGATTTTGCTGCTCAGGGTTTAACTATCGTTCATCCAAACAAAAATATCGAAAAGTTTTATCGTAAGTGGTTTATAAACGTTAATGGCGTTGATAGGTCAGAAAGATTTTTGAATTATTTATACAGAACTGGTAATGTTGTTGTAAAAAGAAGAAACGCTAAATTAAATAGAGACAAGGAGCGAGAATTATTAAAGACAAGCGGCGCTGATGTCATTATTCAAGATCAGAAAGTAAAACGCAGGGAAATCCCTTGGATTTATGATTTCTTAAATCCTGTTGCTGTTGATATTGTAGATTATGGTGAACAGGTTGTTGGTAAACCAAAGTATGTGCTTAACATTTCAAAGTACACTTATGAGTCACTAATTAAAAGCTCAAATTCAAATAAAACAATTTTCAAGACATTACCTAATGACCTGCAAAAAACCCTTCTTGAGGGTGAGAGAAAAATACCACTAGATGAAGATAGTGTTTCTTTCTATCATTACAAGAAAGATGATTGGCTTTTATGGGCCAATCCGATGATTTACGCTATTCTAGATGATATCATCATGCTAGAGAAAATGAAGCTAGCAGACTTAGCCGCTTTAGATGGGGCCATTTCTAATGTTAGACTTTGGACTATTGGCGACTTAGATCATAAAATTATTCCAACTAAAGCCGCCATTAATAAGCTCAGAGATATCTTGGCTAGCAATGTTGGCGGTGGAACAATGGACCTAGTGTGGGGGCCAGAATTAAAATTCACAGAAAGTCAATCACAGGTTTATAGATTTCTTGGTTCCGAGAAATATCAGCCCGTACTCACAAGCGTTTATGCTGGCTTAGGCATCCCACCAACACTAACCGGTGCTGCTACAGGCGGTGGGTATACAAATAACTACGTTTCTCTCAAAACACTTATTGAAAGACTTGAATATGGCAGAGAGGTTCTTTCTCAATTCTGGAGAAAAGAAATAGAAATAGTCAGAAAGGCTATGGGCTTTAGACTGCCAGCCGAGATTCATTTTGACTCAATTGTGCTATCCGATGAAGCAGCACAAAAACAACTACTCATCCAGCTTGCTGATAGGGACATCATCTCTCAAGAAACTCTTCTTGAAAGATTTAGAGAAATTCCAACAATCGAGAGGGTTAGAGTTAGAAGAGAAGAAAAAGACAGAAGGGGTGATGCAATGCCAGATAAAGCTAGCCCATATCATAACCCACAGCACAGAGATGAAATTGCAAAGATCGCACTTAACAAAGATATGCTTTCTAACGATTATCTTGAAAATATGGGTTTACCAGTTGGGCAAGACAAAGTGGAGGAAGTAAAGGTAGACGATACACCGATTTCTGACATGCCCAACAATAATCCAGAACTAGAAGCTGGAAGACCAAGATTCTCAAGAGATAAGCAGAAGAGAAAAGAAAAAAGAGTGTTGCCTAGAAGTTCAGGCACAAACGACGTTATCTGGGCTATGGAAGCATACAGTAAAGTATCTGATATCCTAAACCCAATAGCACTCACTCATTTTGACAAAAATAATGTCAGGAGTTTGACTAAGGCTGAACTTTCTGAGCTTGATAAGTTAAAGATTTCAGTATTTTCTAATTTACAGCTTTTCCAGAATATAGATGAAACTTCAATTAAGAATATGCTAGATAACACTAAAAAAGTTTCTGCTAATTTCAAAAAATCTATTGAGAATAAGGTTGAGGAATTTGTTACAACAAATAACAGACAGCCTAATGTAAATGAGACAAAACTGATATATGCATTCAGTTTGGTTGAAAACCAGAAAAACGACCATTAAATACCTAGTTATCGTTTTTTTGTGTAATAAAACATTGGAGGTAACTGAATGAAAATATATCCACAAGAAATATCTGACGGCCTAGAGAAAGCCTTAGCGTCGAATAACACGATTGCTTACTGTTCTCTGGCTGAAAAGCACGTTCCTGCTGAAAAAAGCAAGAACGAAGATTTAGAGAAAATTATAGCTGCCAATTTAAATGAAGCTAATAAAGATCAGTTAGATTTATTTTATCTAAAGTCTATTCTTGTAAGCACCGGATGGAATAAAAATGATGACGTTTTTGATCCACGGGAGCTTTGGGAAGCCCGCAATACACCTGAAGATAAGCCATTTAATTTTATGCATGATGAAAAAGATATCATTGGGCATATTACTGGCAATATCGCCGTTGATAATGACGGCAATGAAATAGATGAAGAATCCGAATCTCTACCAGATGAATTTAACATTCTAACTACTTCAGTAATTTATACCGCTTGGAGCGATGCTGAACAAAGAGAAAGAATGCAGAATATAGTCGAAGAGATCGAAGAGGGTAAGTGGTTCGTTTCAATGGAATGTCTTTTCCCTGATTTCGATTATGCCGTTATTGATGAAAGCGGCAAGGCTAGTGTTGTAAAAAGAAGTGAAGATTCAGCATTTTTAACAAAACACTTAAGATCGTATGGTGGAACCGGAAAATACCAAAACTATCAGATTGGCAGGCTACTTAGAAACTTATCGTTCTCTGGTAAAGGCTTAGTTTCAAAGCCAGCTAATCCACGTAGTGTTATTTTGGAAGGGAACAAGAATTTTAGTGAGTCTAAGGCTTGTGCTTTAGAAATACAACCTTTAAAGGAGATCGATATGTCTGAAGATTTAAATCAGCAAATCATTGATTTGCAGAAAGAATTGGCAGAAGCAAAGGCTGCAAACGAAACCCTTAAGAGTGAACTCGCAACCAGCAAAGTCGCTGATTTCGAAGAAACAATCAAGGATCTAGAAGCTTCTTTAGCTTCTAAGGATGCAGAAATTGCAGAAGCCAAAGAGCTTTCAGTTAAAGAGGCTGAAGCTAAAGAACATAGTGACGAAGAAATGAAGAAAATGAAAGAAAAGATGGAAGCTATGAAAGAAGAGCTTGCCATGTATAAGAAGAAAGAAGCTATGATGACGAGAAAGGCCGCTCTAGAAGAAGCTGGCTTAGAGGCAGAAGCTGCCGCATCAACAGCTGAAGACTTCGTGGATGCAGATCAAGAAACTTTCGACAGAGTGTTAGCCGCTGTCAAAAAGTCTGTTGGTTCTAGAGCCAAAGAAGAAGCAGTAGCTGAAGAAGTAACTTCCGAAGAAGAAGTTTCAGAAGAAGTTGACACAGCAGAAGCTTCCGCAGAGGATCTTGATACCGTCGAAGAGCCAACTGAACTTCTAATTGCCGAAGCTGGCGTAGAAGATGAAGAGGGTTCATTAAGGGCTGTCGCTAGCGAATGGCTAGGTTCTGTATTAAGGTCAACACCTAAAACTAACTGAATTTACTTTTTAAAGGAGAAACGATAATGGCTCTAAAAACAGACAGAAGTGTACTACAGACAGATATTTCATTCTTCATGAATGAAGAGGCCACAAGAGGTGGTGTAGCATCAATTAGCACTGGTGCATCAGGCGCTGCTATGGACAACGGTGCAGCCGTTGTAACATATGCTGCTCTTCCATCAGGCAAGGTTCCAGTTGGCATTCTTCTTAACGACATGGTTGACATTGACCTAACCCGTCAGCACCTCAACCAGCATAAGGATGAAGTCCAGAAGGGTGGTAAAGTAACTCTTCTCCAGAAGGGTTTTGTTGTAACAAGTAATCTAGAGGGAACAAGCCCGTCAGCAGGCGATCCAGCTTATCTAGCTCATAGCGGTAATCTAGCCGTTAGCGATCTAGCTAATGATGATGTCGATGATGATGGTTCAACAAGACTTGTTGGCCGTTTCCTTTCTGGTGAAGATGAAGACGGCTATGCCAAAGTTTTCATCGACCTTCCTAACACAAACGTATGAATAAATAATTAAAGGAGAAGAAAAACATGAAGACTAGACCAACACCTGAGTTCATTGAACTACTAAAGCGTTCAGGTAGTTCAGATAAAGCTGTTGCGATGACAGCACAGAGGGAAATCGCCAAAGCCTTAGAAACACCAATTCGTAAGGGTGTTCTCTTCGGTGATGTGGTAACTTCAATCTTTGAAGCTATGCCACTAGAACCCGGCGCTACCCCAGAATTCCCACTTGATCTCCTTGCTCCCGGCACGGAAACCGATCATGTGGCTTACACTAACCCCGGCAATGGAAGAATTCCAGAGCGTCATGTCGAAGGTGATTATGTCATGATCAATACCTACGGCATCACAAGCTCAATCGACTTCCTCCTAAAGTATGCCCGTGAAGCTAACTGGAACGTCGTTGCCCGTGCAATGCAGGTTCTTGAATCTTCATTCGTTAAGAAGATTAACGATGACGGATGGCACACA